TGACACCGTGTTGTCGGCTTTCTGCAGGCAGTTGCGAAGATTCTCCAGGTCCTTCCTTACGGAGGGGACCTCGGGGATCGGGGCAACAGGGAGCAAGGTCAGGGTTGTCTCCATCAGGAGATGGACCTTCTCTGGAAGCTGTTCCAAGTGAATTGCTAGCTCGTTTGTAGACATTTTCCGTAGCTTGATTTTCTTTACGGAGGTCCACTGCGCCTTCAACGGGGAGTCCATCCGAGTCAAGTGTTCCCTTGTACGGATTGGGCAATTCTTCCCTATTGATTGTGAAGGCGTCCCATGGAGTGGCTGTAGAAAGAGTTGTGCACAGGGATCTTAAGGCTTCGGGGGTCAACCCTGTCCTTGCTGCGAAACAACTCTCCATAGCAGGCACATCCACCTGCGATTGGGGCCAAGCGCCACCTTCAGTCAACCAGTATGGTTTTTCCTTTTGATGACAAGCGCGGCTAGCACGCTTGACGACATCCGAGGCTTCTTCTTTGTAAGAGCGCTCGACCATTTCACAATACTGCGCAGTGACCGGTGTAAGGGCATCTGTTACCAGATAGCCCGCCACTCGATCAAGTGCGGCATCAGCGAGAGGAACGTTGCGGTCCCTTCCGGTGAGATGGAGTTTCCTCCACGTACGTAGAGGGTCTTGGAAGGATGTCGTAGTTGTTAAAGGAGATGGAAATACGCGGGCAAGGAAGGTTACTCCCTTTTCAGGGTCGTAAGGTTCCACTTTTAGATTCATGCCAAGGTGCATTGCTGCACGTTTCCAGTGGCGGTCGCAAGCGGCGTCGAATAAAGAATCGTCACCGAAAGCTAAACCAATCATGGAAAAGCATTCCTCTTTTGCGGCTTCGGGATAGGTCTTTCGAAGCGCCACGTATTGTATAAAACCATTCAAGACTGTGTTGAGATCACAGGTTGTTGGAGAGCCGCTTTTAACTCCCGGGCCAGACTCGTATCGAAAACCAAAAGATTTGGCGCGAGCTGGGCAGGAGATAAGAATGTCAGTCAATTTTTGCAGATCATCATGGAATTGGAGAGAAAAGTATCTAAAGTATACGGCGCTCATGATATGCCTCTGGCACCACTCCGATACTGAACCGTCGAAGTTGGAATAATCACCCTCAGAAGGTATACTCACTGAGGCGCAATATTCGCAAACTTTGTCGGCAATACCGTCTGGGGTCAGACCAGGGCAGAACCAATGTTGATTGTAATCTGAATGTAGGACATCGTCTCTGAAAGAGAGCGTGAACGCTGAAAGTCGGAGGAGGTAACGTGCGTCCGGAAAAGATGATATTATCCGGGAATTCTTGTTACCTGGCTCCTTCTTAATGAAGCCCTCGATGAGGTGACGGTAGGG